AACTTTAAAGATATGCAGCACAACTTTGAAGAATCCGTAATAGAAGATATTAAAAACATGGACCAAAGACTTACAGAACTTGAAGAAAAGATTGACTCCATTAACACTAAGCTCACCCAAGTGGTGGACGCTATCCTTGGAAATCCCCTTACAAAAACTGGAGGATTTATGAAAGAAATTACAGCTCTTGAAGAGCAAATAGAAGCTTTGAAGAAGAGGATATGTAGACAAGAAGACTTTAGAAAAAGGGTGTATTGGGTCATCACTGTTGCTGCAGCAGTTATTATTGCTGCACAGTATATAACAACTATTTATTCCAATTTAAAGAAATGAGTAGTAAATTCACCTGGAAAGGATATTGGCAGCCCACTCCTACAAGATTGCGTAAGTTTGGGGATGCTCTTTTGGGTATATTCTCAATAGCTTCTGTATCCTCTACAATTACAGATCATAAGAATTTAGCAATTGCTTCATTAATAATAGGTATTGTAGGAAAGGTGTTAAGTAATTTCTTCTCTGAAGAAGCTCCTGCTTCTGAAGAACAAACTGATTAATTATGGTGACAAGTAAACAAGCGTTAGCAAAGTATGGTGATCCCAATTTACAAAGAGCTATGACAATGTGGGATGTTCCTGGATATATGGAAATAGGTGTTATTCCTAAAAGAATATATTGCAATAGGGATATGATTGAGCCCCTATCTAAGGCTTTTCACAATCTTATACAAAGAGGATTAGTATCTGAACTTAAAACATGGGATGGGTGTTTTAATATTCGTAAGAAAAGGGGACTTAGTTCTATGTCTCTTCATTCTTGGGGAATAGCAATAGATGTTAATGCCTTTGAAAATGGTCTTAATCAAACTCCCAAGCTTTCTCCAGAATTTGTAAAATGCTTTACAGATGCTGGTTTTGACTGGGGTGGTACATGGAAAAGAAAGGATCCCATGCATTTCCAACTTGCAAAGATATGAGTAAAAGAAAAGATATATCAGGTATTTATAAGATAACTTCCCCTTCTGGCAAGGTATATATCGGAAGAAGTTATAGAATAAAAGAAAGATGGAGATCTTATAAAAGAATGGATTGCAAAGACCAACATAAACTATTTGCTTCTTTTGCTAAATATGGTACAGATAATCATATATTTGAAATTATACATGAGTTACCAAATGATATTAGTAAAGAAGTAATAGAAAATTATGAAGTAATATACTCAGACTTTTATAAAGATTGTGGTACTCAATTTTTAAACCTTGCTCCTACAGGAAGAGGTGTTGGTAAACTAAAAGATTATCAATCTCAGAAAGCTGGAGATACTCATAAAGGAAAATCTACTTGGACTAAAGGTAAATTTGGTAAAGATCATAATAGAAGTATTCAAGTAATTTGTAACGGTGTAACTTATGGTAGTATGTCCGAAGCTAGTAGAGAAACTGGTCTTAGTGTATCTACCATATCTTTAGCAATAAAAGAAAATAGATCTTGTAGAAATATGCACTTCCAACTCAAATCAATAGGTTTATAAAACTTATATGAAACATTTATTATTAACATTATTCTTTTTAAACACTTTTCTTGTATATGGACAGTTTGAAACAAGAAAAGAAAGAGACAAGAATAAACCACAACTATTTGAAAAAGAATCTGTTACATCTCCTGTTTCAATAGAATTTCTAGAAACAGTGTTCTCTTTAAAATTGGAACAAGAAGTGACATTACAAATCACACCAAAAACTAAATTCAAAGGAATAGTGGTTTCGGTGAAAGAAAGTGGAATTTATAAAGTGGTGTCTATACAATCTACAGAAATTTCAAGTGCTTCTCTTATAATTTCTAAAATAAAAGGACAAGAAGATACACAGACAAGAGCTTTAATATTTAGTAAAGAGTATAAAGATGTTCTTGTTTTAGAGTATAATACAGATGTAGGCAGATATGTATGGCACAAGAAAGAATTGTGTGATTTACTCCCTGATTAATCTATAATGAATAAAACACTAACCGTTCTAACGTTTTTATTTTTAGCTTTTTGTAAAATAAAAGCGCAAGTTCCTTATGGGCTGAACAGTTTCCCAGAAGCATCTTCTACAATCTATTTAGACTTTGATGGAGAAACAGTAACCTCCTCTCTTTGGATAGCTTATACAGGAAATAAACCATTTATTTGTCTACCAACTACAATGACAAATGCTCAAATGGTTAAAGTGTTTAATCATGTGGCAGAGGATTTTAGTCCTTTTAACATTAATGTTACAACAGATTCTGCTGTATTTTTATCAACATCTCCTGGTTCTAGAATGAGGGTGATATTTACACCAACAAGTAGTTGGTATGGATCATCAGGAGGTACAGCATTTATAGATTCTTGGAGATCGATTTTTTGGGCTGCTGAGGAATTCCCATGTTTTGTATTCACTTCTATATTAGGAAACAATGATAAGAGGGTGGCTGAAGCAGCTTCTCATGAAGTGGGGCACACATTAGGACTCTATCATCAATCACAATATGATGATGCATGTGTATTTCAAACAGAATACTTTGCTGGTAGAGGATCTGGAGATATAGGATGGTCTCCTATAATGGGAAATTCTTATAACAGAAATCTTACAACATGGCATAATGGAAGAAGTTCATTAGCATGTTCTTTTTTACAGGATAATTTAGCCACTATAACCAACCCTTTAAACAAGGTGACATTTAGAAAAGATGATTACACCAATCTAAGGGATTCAGCTAAATACGTTAAATTTACAAGTGGTAACTACAAGATTGATGGTGTTATTAGCGATAGTGTTGATGCTGATTTCTTTAAGTTTGGATTTACATCACCTGGTAGATTTACAGCAAACATAAATCCATATAATACAGGTGCTGAAATTGTAGCTGCGTTTCCCTTGATTGGAGTGACAAACTATAATGGTAACATTGATCTAGAAGCAACGCTCTACAAAGACAACACTGTAATAGGTGTATACAATCCTGCAACAAGACTAAATGCTTCTATAGATACGCTTCTTAATTCAGGAACATACCATCTTAGAATAAGTTCTGCAGAAAATGTAAATATATACAAGTATGGAATGCTTGGAAGTTACACATTATCAGGATCTTTTGGTGGCGAAATTGCTCTACCAATAAGACAAGTTAATCTGTTTTGTAATAATATACAAGGAGGAACACACGGTCTGTCTTGGAATATTATTTCTGATGAACCTCTTGAAAGTATTGAAATACAGGTTTCACGTGATGGAACAGTGTGGAATAAGCTAACGGATGTTAGTGTTACATCTACAAGTTATTTATATAAACCATCTGGTAATAGAACATTATATTATAGACTTCTTGTAAAAAGCATTGTTGGGGAACTAAAGTTTTCAAATCAATGTATTATTAATAAATCTGGAGGACAAGCTTCTTTTACAATTGCTAATGGAGCAATAATTAATGAAGGGGTGGAAGGGAATTGGAGGTTGTTTGATGTTTATGGAAACATAGTGCTTTCTGGAAGATTGATAAATGGAATAAATTATATAAATTCTAATAAAATAATACCAGGATTTTATATATTGCAGGTGATTGATAGTGTTGGTAACGTAACTTCCAAAAAAGTCATAAGATGATTAATATAAAGTTTAAAAAACTGGATGATGAAATGCACTTTTGGGCTGGGATGCTCATAAGTATTTTCACCTTTATTCCTTTTACATTTATATTTCCTCAATGGATTGCAGCATTGGATGCTTTTGGTGTCACTGTTATAATTGGAATAGGAAAAGAATACTACGATGAACATTTTAAAAAGACGTATTTTAGCAATAGAGATTTAAAATGGACATTGATTGGAGGGGCTATTGTTCCCTTCATATTCATTGTAGCAGATATTATTTATTATTATTCAAAACCGTAAAACATGGCAAATTTAATTGACAAGGTGAAAGTTAAAGCTGGAAGGCTTATTAAAGTGTGGAACACAGAAAAGAAGAAGTTTTCTAACGCTAAACCCTGGTATATTTCCATTTGGGTGGAAGATGCTGATGGAAGCAACGAAAGATGTCTTCTCTTCACCCAGAAGGAAATAGAAGCTGCAGAAAAAAGAGCTGCTGCTAACCAAGAAGATCTTACATCCAAAGGATTTTTCACAAACATTATTGATTAAAAATGGCTAAAAACAAAGCTTTCGTTAGGTATGCGAACAATAAACTTGTTCCAGCTTCTGTATTTATAGGAGCAAAAGCTCCAGCTGTAGGAGTGTGGAAGGAAATTCCAGCAGACTTATGTTGTGATAATAGTAATGCTTGTGGATGTAATACAGATTTTCCAACAATACTTGGTAGTACTGTACCTTTTTTCATAGTTACTTTGAGATATAATAGTACTGAACCTTGTGGTCCAGGTTTAACTGATAACTATGCAATATATCCCTGTAATGGAAATTTAGCATTGTCACAAACTTTTCCAGTAATACTTCCAGCATTAGACGGATATTATTATCAAAGTTTATCAAATATTGTCTACATTGTAGAAAATGGTATTATTATAGGAACATCAGAAGCTAATTGTGGTTAATTTAAAACAATAAACACATAAATCAATGGCAAAAGGTAAATCAACAGACTCTAAAAAGACAACTTTCGGAAAAAGAAAAGGTGGAAAAGCCCAAAAGTCTAGAGGTCCTAAGGATAAGCCTGTCTCAAAGTATAGAGGACAGGGGAAGTAAACAACCTTATATGGAAGCTCATCATGCTAAAAAGAACAAGAAAACGAGTGTCAAAAATAAAAGAGGCATCCTTAATGTTAGGAATGTTCTTTCTGCCCTTTGGATATGACGGTTTATTTGCTCTTCTTATGGAACTAACAGGATCTTTTTGGATTACAGATATTGTATTTTATGGTATATCTTTTTGTTTTTTTGTTATATATTACCTGTTAAATAAATATTTATCCAAAAATGAATAAAGGTGGTATTTATTGTATAGTAAATCTTGTAAACGGTAAACAATATATTGGTTCTACTAAGGCGTTCTCTTATAGATTTAGTAAACATAAATCAGATTTAAGAAAAAATAAACATCATTCATTTTTACTACAAAGATCTTGGAATAAATATGGAGGTGACTCTTTTGAGTTTAGAATATTAGAAGAAATTTCTGATCCAATATTATACAAAAAAAGAGAGCAGCATTATTTAGACAATGAACGTTGTGAATATAACATAGATAAAATAGTAAATGGAGGCATGCTTGGTAAAAAATTATCTGAAAAAGCTAAGTTGTTAATAGGTGAGGCAAATAAAGCACTTTGTGGAGAAAGAAACCATATGTATGGTAAATTTGGAGAATTACATCACAATTATGGTAAAAAAATGCCTCAAAACGGAAGGTCTGGAAAAGACCATAAAAATTATGGAAAACCTTCTGCAAATAGAAAAATTGTATTACAATTTGACTTAAATGGTACTTTAATAAAAGAATTTCCTAGTTTAAAACAAGCAAGTAAAGAATTGGATATTCATAAAAACTATATAGGAGCTTGTTGTAAAGGAAGGTATAAACAAGCAAGAGGATTTGTTTTTAAATATAAAGAAGATTTATTAAAGAATAACTGAATTGGTTATTCTATTTTTTATTCCTATTGTTAATACTACAACAATAGTATAAATTTGTAAATTATGGCTATTCCTTCAAAACAAATAGGATGGACCACTGAATCTAATCTATTGTGGCAAATTGCTAAACAGTTGGAAGGATTGGGCTGTCAATTATGCAATGTTGGTATTCCAGGCCCTCAAGGGCCTCCTGGTCCTATGGGATCTTTAGAAGATGCTTATCATGGTGCTTTTATATTTGATAGTGCCACTACACTCACAGCAGGAATGAATTCTAATTCCACTCTTCCTATTCAAGTGGTAAGTACATCAGGATTTATTGCTCCTGGATATATGAGAATTGGTACAGAGATTATAGGATATACAGGTATATCTGGAAACACATTTACAGGAATTACAAGAGGTGTAGCTAGTTCTGGTGGATCTAACCACAGCAATGGTGCTGGTGTTGCACAAGCACAATATACAACTGCTGGAGTGGGTAAACAAGTGCTTTTAGATCAAACAGATCTTTCAAATGGTGTGACATTAAATCCTCTTACAGGAGATGTCACTATTGTGAATGCTGGAACATATAATTTACAATTCAGTATTCAGTTTGAAAACTTCAGTAATAGTGTGGAAGATGCTATAGTGTGGTTTATTGTGAACGGAAACAATATTCCCAAATCAGCTAGTTATGTCACCACTCCCACTATTCATGCAGGGATTCCAGGTGCTACACTTATGACAGTGAATCTTTTTTATACATTTGCTGCTAATGATGTTGTAGGATTGAAATGGACTAGCAATCAGGGAAAAACAGCTATAACAAGCATTCCTCCTGTAGGAAGCGTAATTCCACAATCTCCAGGGGTAATTTTTACAGTAAATAGAATATCATAAATTATTAAAAATGGGAATAGGAAACAAACAAATTGGATGGAGTCAAGAGTCAAACTTGCTCTGGCAAATAAGCAAACAACTTGATAAATTAATCAAGGTGACAGCAGCTTTAAGTACTACTAGTACAACTACCACTGTTGCTCCTTAGTAAAGCATTAAAACCAACAACTACATATATGAAGGATTTAAGGTTCCTTTGTGTCCAGCCAGATGATGTTTATTACACATGGCAGGTGCATGCATGGATTGAAAGTTTAAAAGATCTTGGGTATGCGGACAGAGCTACAGTGATTGTGTTTACACCAGGATTTAGACAGAAAAGTGATAAATGGGATAAGATAGTTTCTCTCTATCCAGAAGTGGAATTTGTATTCTACAGAGATGATAGAAACGATGTAACTAACAAACTTAGTGTTTACATCCCAATATTACGCCCTTGGTGTCTCACTAAATATTTTGCAGATCGTCCAGAGATGAAATACAAAGCTATCTTTTATTGTGATAGTGATGTGTTATTTACAAAAAGATTTGATGTTTCTAAGTATATAGCAGATGATGTTTGCTATCTTTCTGATACAAACAGCTACATAAATGCTTCATATTTTGACAGCAAGATAAAAGATGTTCTTCCTGAGAAGCTAGAAGAATACAAGAAAATAGATGTTCTTAATGAAACAGCTTCTATTGTAGGAATAAACAGAGAAATCTGTGAGAAGAACAATCTACATTCAGGAGGAGCACAATATCTTCTTAAGAACGTAGATGCAGCATTTTGGAGCAAGGTTTATAATGATTGTATGCTCATCAGGAGATATTTGTTAAGTGTTAACAAAGCCTATTTTGCTAATGAGAACAAAGGCTTTCAGGGATGGTGCAGCGATATGTGGGCGGTTTTATACAACCTTTGGTATACAGGACATGAAACAAGGATAGTAAAAGAACTAGATTTTGCATGGGCTACAGACTCCATAACAAAACTTGATAGGGTGGGAATATACCATAATGCAGGGATTGTGAGTGACACAGCTAATGGTTATCCAGCTTTCTACAAGGGCAAATATCACACAGGACAAGATCCTTTCAAAGATCCTCATTTACAGACAGTGTTGAACAATGAGGAAAGCAAGAAACATTGTACACATTTCTATTTAACAAAGCTCTTAGAGCTTAAACAAAAATATAATCTTAACTATTAAAATTTAAAAAATGGCAACAAACAAACGTGATCTCAAAGCTTATGTAAACTAAAACAATTTATAATGAGGGATTATAACGGTATAGTTAATATCAATGAGCCTGAAAATGATTTTTCTCTTTACATAATGTACTCTTTTGATAAAAGTGATAATTGTATATACGTTGGAGTTACTAAAAATCCAAAACAAAGAGTAACTAAACACAACACTGATAGAAAAAGAAAAACTTGTTTACATAAACCATTGTATGTTTGGTTAAACAACACAATTGATAATTTGGGAAAAAAGGTTGCTTTTGAAATAATAGAAGAAAAATTGTCTGAAGAAGAAGCGTTTGAAAAAGAAATACAATATATTCAGAAATACAGAGATGAGGGATATAATATTTTAAATATTTCAGAAGGAGGTAAAGGTAATAAAGGAAACACTCCTTGGAATAAAAATAAAAAAGGAATATATTCAGAAGAACATTTAAAAAAACTATCTATTTCTCATAAGGGACAGGTTGGAGGAATGAAGAACAAAAAACATTCTGAAGAAACAAAAGAGCTTATATCTTTAAAAAACAAAGAAAGAAAAGAGAAGGGTTGGATCAATCCAAGAGGCAAAAGAGTTTATAAATATACTATTGACAATAAACTTTTAGCAGATTATAACTCTTTACATCATGCTGCTGAATGTGAAAATGTTTCTCCTAGTTCTGTAGGAGAGTGGTGTAGAAAAAAAGCAAAACCAAGAAACAACTTTGTTTATTCATACGATAAACTAAATTAGTAACTATTAAATATAAATAAAATGAGTAATAACAGACCTTTAAAGAGTTATATTCGCTACGATGGTAGCGGTAGAGCTGTCTCTAGTTCTCTTATATGGAGAAAGAACAAACCCAAAGTGGGTAATTGGAAGGAAGTGCAGGGATATGAGTGTTGTAATCCTGGTGGTGGAACTTTTACAACAGAAATTGTATTTCCTACAAATCCTGAATTTCCAGATCAAATTTTTATTGGAGTTGGATTTATAGTAAAATGTAATGGTGGTAGTGTTATTGCATATTTTATTGAATATCCACTTGAAATAAACACTACACAAGAAGTTGTAGATTACTTAAATCCACTTTTATCAGGAGTGGCTACATTTAGTGTTGTAAATGGAACTACAATATCTGTATCATTTTCTCAAGTGATTGCAGATGCTTTATGTCCTTCTGGAACATTAACTGTAGAACCCATTGTACCTGCTTAATCTTAAAACTAATATAAAATGGCAATTAAATCTTTATTCCCTCAAGAAATGCTAAATAGCTCTTCTGGAGAAATGACATTAGAAAATATAGCTGGAAAGCTTACATATTTTCATGAGCAATTGCATTTAATTCATTGGCAAACCAGTAGCTATGCAGAACA